CGGGTAATCAGCGAGGATGCGTGCGAGGGCGGGGAGCGCCACCTTGAAGTCGGCGTCGTGCGTGTTGCTGCCCTGCCACCCGATGATGGTCTTGCCGAAGTTCTCGAACTTCTGCACATCGTCCACCGCACCGGGTCCCCATACGCTTGGGTGCAGGTGGTTGAAGCAGACTGAGATGTCCTTCCGACCCGTCTCGTGGGCAAGAGCGTCCCGCAACGGAGGCGTCGAGACGATGATCCAGTCTGAGAGATCGAGCATCTGCCGGAGGAGCTTCTGCACGGCCTTCTTGTGCCAGAACCACGAGGCCGGGTTGTTCTTCGGGATGTGGAAGAGGTCATCGTCCATCTCGAAGACGACCTTGATGTCCCTCGCCCGACACTCCTTCGCCCATTCGAGGAAGAGCGACCCGACCGCCCGCTGAAAGACCACGAGGTCGATCCCGTTCAACTGGGTCCTGTTGGCAGGGACGCACTGGTCGTGCATCAGGAAGTTGTTCTCGAAACCGCGCTCCTGAAGTGTGAGTGCCGGCACGTAGCAGCGGTAGGTTCCACACCCGGTCCGGTCGGAGTGGAGCCAAAGCACTTCTGGACGGTCCTTCATGCGGTGAACCTCTGGGCGAAAGCAGCGAAGGAGGATGGCGTTGGAGTATAGCCCGCCGGCACGGGGATAATCGAGCACCGGCAGTCGGGATGCGTGTCATCCACCGGGACGAGCGTCGTGATGGTCATGTGCAGCGGCGCGCACCGTGAGCAGACCCGCTCGTCGGCCCTCGTCACCCAGAGCCAGTCCTCACCGAAGTCCTCGAAGACCCTGCGCTCCCCCTGAACGAAGGCCCGGAAGATCTCGTTGGCCCCGAGCGAGGCGGCCTGAGCCGGCAGCCCCTTCATGAGGATGTCGATGGTCGAGAGGGTGGACGGTAGGGTCGAGCCAGAGACGACACTGCCCCGGAGCGAGCGGCGGAACTTGTCCACGTAGGTGTCGCCCCATGCCCGGAGCCGCTCCGCCAGCGGGATGCCGAGGAACGCCCCGGCGAGCAGGAGGTCCCGGTAGCTTCCCTCCTCGGGCATCTCGTAGTCCTCGACATCGAGGCCCCCGAGGGACAACTCCCAGAGCCCGAAGAGGAGGCCGAACTCGTACGTATCGTCTTCCTCCTCTTCGAGCCCGTCGAGCAGGTCGTCCTCCACCTCCGTGATGGCCTCGTCGAGCGGCTCGATGAGGCTCTCGGTCACAGGTTCCACCACTGCCGGGTTCCACACCTGCTGCCGCCCCTCCGGACCCATCGGCAGGACGAAGTTCCGGAGGAACGACCGTTCGAGTTCATCCCGCCAGCTTCGGAGCACGGCCTCGTACGGAGCCTTGATCCGTCGCATCAGGTCGAACTCGCGACGCTGAAGCTCCGCGATCTTCTCGTAGAGACTCTGCTGGAGCAGCGGTGGCGGCTGAGGCTCTTCCATCTCACTGCCTCCGCTTGAGCGCGTTCTGCCGACGGACCTCAAGCGCCTTGGCGCGGGCCTCCTTGGTCCACACGTGGCGCGGCTTGCCGAGCGGGAGGTTGATCTTCGTGCCGTCCTTCGGCGAGAAGAGCACCTCGCTGGCGACCACCTTCGTGCCCACGAGCGTGGCGTTGCCGGCGTACTTCTGCCCCTCCCCCTTCTTCACGTAGGCGACCGTCACATGCGGGACGTAGGTCGGGTAGGTCTCGGTGTTCGGCAGGGCTTCCGAGACGGCCTTGTGCAGCTTGCCGAGTCCCGGCGACTTGACCTCGACGTAGACGACATCACAATCGTCCTTCTCGAAGACCTTGGTCTTCCCGAGGACGAAGGCGACCGGCGGCTGCTTGGCGAGTACCGGCTTGATGGTTGACGGGTCGTTGCCGTGCAGGCCGTACTTCACCGTCACGTGCGGCCGGTCCTCACGGCCGTCCTCGGCGAGCACATCGTCGGGGATGACCGCCGCGAGCGCCTTGACCTCCGTGGCCACGTTGGGCGGCAGGTTGATCTGCGTGGACGAGTAGTCGTGACCGTTGCCGGTCTCGCGCAGCCGGATCCCGTAGGGCTCGGGCGGCATGGTCGCCCGCAACGGCGTGCCCTCCGACTGGTTCGTCTTGATCTTCCGCTTCTCCTTCCCGCGCTCGAAGCCGGGTCGGTTGAGCGTGGCCTTGGTGTTGGCCAGATCCCGGCCCGAGAGCCGCTTCGCCGAGAAGCCCATCTGCCCGCTCGTCTGGGTAACCGGCCCCTTGTCGGGCGTGAAGCCCTTGGGGAGCGGCTGCTCCGGGCTGCCGGCGAGGGCCTCGGGCTCGGAGCCCGGCGCGAGGTCGCCCCCGAGACCCGGCTGCTCGCCCATCGCTGCCGGGTCGGCCGTGACCTTCGGCATCTGCTGCATCCCGAGAGCCATGACCGGATCCTTCCCGCGCTCGGCCCGGATCTTGGTCTGCTCGGTCTCGAAGTTGTAGGTCGTGATGTTGAACTCGCGCGCCGCCATCGTGCCGGACCGCTCCTTCGAGAAGTAGTCCATCGCCTCGGCAAACGCGATGTCCTTGAGCTTCGCGCTGCGGTCCTCCTGCGCGAGCGCGGGGAAGGTGAACTCCATGACGGTGGACTGCCGGACGCCCTTGGAAGCCTTCACACGCTCCCACGTGTCCATCAGCATGTCCTCGACGACTTCCTGATACATCTCGAAGTTCTTCACGTCCGGCTCGGTCTGAATGAGCGCGCCGGCCCGCGTCGCCGAGTCCGTGACCCCAAGGAACTGCTGGCTGACCCCCGCACCGACCGCGATGATCTTGAGGATCATCTCCGCGTCGGTCTTCGCCTCGTTGGCGTTGTTGTTCGCGTTCTTGTACTCGACGGTGACGGCCTCGTTGTGGACCATCACGGCCCCCGGTCCGGGCGGCGTCGAGAACTGCGCCTCGGCCGTGGCCACGTCGGTGGCGTCACCCTTGACGGCCACATCGAGGGCGAACATCGCGCGCATCTTGTTGAGGAGCACGCGGTCGTTGGCGAACTCCTTGAACCGGAGGAGCCAGCCGAGGATGGCGTACAACTGCGACCGGCCCCGCTTCTCCGAGGAGGTCGAGTTGATCTTGAAGTGGTCGATGTCCTTGGCCGGGATCTGCCGGATGATGAGCGTGCCGGGGAAGAGCGTCGTCGAGGCCCACGGGACCGGCGAGGTGTTGAGGATGCTGTACTGCTGATGGTAGTACTTCACGTCCTCGATGTCGTCGGGGTTGGTCACGATGTCCCAGATCGTGCTCGGGTCGAGGCTGCGGACCACGAGCCCGTCCCGCTGCTTGAAGTACCGGAGGAAGACCTCGCCGTAGATCAGCAGTTCCTTGAGGATCAGGCGGGACCTCGCGCGCATCTTGTTGCGCTTCCAGAAGTCATCCCATGCGTTCTGGCCCTCCTGATGCTTGGTCGAGCCGATCACCCCGCGCCCGAGCACGAACTGCGGGATGATGTCCACGATGCGCTTGCCCACCGGGTTGCGCGTCGCGGCCTCCCATGACTTCCGGTGCATGTCGAGGTAGTCGATGAAGAGTTGCTGCTTGCTCTGCGGGCTGCTAGTTCCCGGCAGGATGGTGTCCTGCAAGCTGAAGACGGTCTTCGACTGCCCCGTCCCGTACAACTGCTCCTCGTCCCCGTAGAGCCCAAGGTAGAAGCTGGAGGACGCTTCCGAAAGCCGGCCGGACTCCTTGAGCCGCTCGAACTCGGCCTTCCCCTTGGCGCGGGCCTCGCGCAGGTCCTTCTGGCCAGACACGTAGTCACCGAGCCGCTCGTTGATCTCCCGAAGCTGCGAGCCGGAGAGCACGTTGAGCACGCGACGGCGGATAGGCTTGGCCGCCATCATCTCCTTGAGGCTGCGGTAGTGGACCTGCTCGTAGCCCCGGCCCCGCTGCTCCATCATCTTCGCGTCCACCTCGACGAACCTCGTCGAGACGGTGTGGACCATCTCGTCGAACTCCTTGTCGGGGTCCACGAACTTGTACCGCTTGATGGCGAGGTGGTTCCCGCCTGCCGGCCGGTCCTCGGCGGCGGCAGCCTCGGCCACGCGGGCAAGCTCCTTCAGGTGGGCGTCGCCGTTCGTGTCGGTGATCATGCTCATGATGTAGCCGCCTTGCGAGCCCGCCGCGCCGCCGCACCCTTGCGGCCTGCCTCCGAGGCTGACTCCGATGTCCAGCAGTGGGCCTTGCGTAACTCGTGGGCCTTCTTGCCGCCCCGAGACGCGACTTCCTTGCGTCGTTCAGGGGACAGCGAGGCGAAGCCGCGACGGTGGACGTTGCTCACCATGCCGTCCTTTCGCCGTACGTGAGGCCGGTGATGGCCTTCGAGCGGAAGACTTTGATCTTGCCCGGTGCCTCCACCGGGTTCTCCAGTTCGTAGCGGACGGCCATCAGCCCCGAGCACGCCACGGCGTCGGCCACATCCTTCGATCCGATTGCTCCGTTCTTGAACCGCTTCGGATGGTCGTACTTCCTGCCGTCGATGAGACGAAGCTCCTCGAACTCCTGCGTGAAGACCGGGTAGCTGTAGAAGTCGAGCTTGTCGCTGAAGAGGTACTCGATGAGCGTGTCGTAGGCGTCGGTGCTCTTGTCCGCCGAGCAGTGGTCGGTGTGGAGCCCGCGCTCTTCGAGCACCTGCCGGGTCTCATCGGATTGGAAGCCGTCGAAGCTCACGCACTGGAGATGGAAGCCCTTGGCCACGAGCGGGTAGACGTACCGCTCGCGAAGCTCCGCGAAGTTGATGTTCTTCCCGGCGATGGCCCGGTGCTGAAGCATGAAGTCCACGACCAGCACGCCGTTCTTCTCCCGGTGGCAGAGGGCTACCCCGGTGGCGTCCCGGTTGCGCGAGAGGTCGAAGTGGAGGAAGTAGCGGGTGCCGTAGCGCGGCGCGAACCACGCGGCGAACTGGTTCAGGCGGAGGTCCCACGGGCTCGGGCGCGCGAGGTTGACGCGCCGGAGCACTGCGTCTGGCTCCTTGATGGCGGCGTCGATGCTGGTCGAGATGACCGAGCCGTAGTTTCGCCACGCCTTCGACGGGTTGCGCTTGAACTCGTCGGCGAGGCTGTCGAAGGTGACCTTCGGGTTGAGTTCCCACGTCGCGGCAACGATGCCGATCTCGCTGCCGTCAGTCGAGCGCAGGATCTCCATTGCAGGAACGGAGATTACTACAAGTTGTAGAAGAGGCTGTAGAAAAAGAAAGCGCCCGGTCGGTGACCAACCGACCGGGCTTGTGGAGGTGTGCATCCTGCGGGTTGGGCAGGAGCTTTACGACCTGCACCGAGTATAGCCCGGTGAGGCCTCAAAGTCAAGACGTTTCGTCGAGCCTCGCGCGGAAGTAGCTGCCCGAGAAGGCTACCGGCAGGGCACGCAGGT